ACAACATCTTTGAGTACTTGGTACAGCTTGGTCATTTAGAGAACCTTTCCGCAAAGCCCTTCTTAGTCTCGACAGCGTCGGGAGTCTTTTTGGCCTCCGGTGCGTCGAGCATGTTCTTCTCCTCTTGTATCCGCTTGAGGATGTCAAACGCGTCCATGATGGCAAGCTTCTTAGTCGCCGCAGCGTTCTTCAACTTGTCGGCAGACAGGTCTGTCTCTGCACCACCGCCTATTATCGGCTCTTTGGCCACCAGTATTAGCTCCACGATGGCCTTCTCTGCGGCTGCGATGATCTTCTCTTTGAACTCTCTCTCGGTTGTCATAGCGCTACACAGATATTTTTGCTCATCATGCGGTACAGTTTCTCTCCGTCGACCTTAAACTCGTACTCGCTCTCTGGCTGAAAGCTGATCAAGTCGCCGTCTTTTAATCCCTTTGAGTAAAGGTACTCATTCCCGTATCTAAGAATACCTAACAATGGCTTCTCTAGGTCCGTAGACATGATTACACCCTCGTCGTAGTTCTCTACAGGCTTGACCATGCAGTACGGGGGTGGAGCTTTCCACTGTCCGTCGTGCTTGTACAAAAAGTACTGGTCGTCTTCTATTAGAAATGTTTTGTTTCTGAAGTGTGATGGCCCGTAGACCTCTTTGCCACGGATGTCGAAGTACTTTCTAAACACGTTGTGGTGCACCATCAAGATATCACCAGGAACAATCTCCCCGGTGTATAAAATTGGAGTGGCGATGACCGTAGCGAATCTGTTCGTTACTGTGTGGTCCTCCTTGGATGCGCTCAGTATGAGCCCAATTTCATTTGTGTTGTCGTAAAGCTTGTCGCCAACAGGCTCTACTACAAAGCAGAGCGGTGATTTCATTTTATTTAAAAGTCTATGTCGTATTCGATTGACACCGGCATGTTGCTATTGAACGACTTCCACAGCAACACGCCAGATTCGTTCTTGATCCAAATCTCAATGAATCCATTGTCACGCATAATAATCAAGTCGATGAAATATTCACCACGCAAAACGTCTTGCCCATGAAGGTAGTTCATGGCGTTCTTGTAGTCTGCACCAACTGATATCTTGCGTATAATCATAAAGCTGACCAGCCAGATGACTTGTATTGATACAAGCCTTCTGTAGCGTCTGTTTGGTATACTACTTGACCCAATGTAGCGACCAATGCCAATCGTTGAGCCTGAGTCACCTGTGGGGCTCCTGCGGTCCAAGCGTAGTCGGCAACTGCGTCTACTGTGGTATTTTTTGTTGCACCACCGGCAGGGGTGTCAGACATCAACAGCTTCTCGGTTCCTACCAAGGCTGTGTCGGTTGTGTAGTTGTTAATGTTACCCATTTTTTATTTCTCCTGTACTTAGGTCGATCGTCACGTTACCGTACTTCTCGAACAGCTCTGCTTGGAACTTTGAAAGCTCTTCAGCGGCTACTTCGATTTCGAACAGTGCGCTCTGTTTCTTGGTCTTAAGTCTTGACAAAGATACTTCAATGTCAGCAATTTCTTCCTTTAGGGTCTTAACTTTAAAGTTTAAGTCCTTTAAGCTTTCCAATTCGGTTGATTCAAGTGTATTCATTTGCTTACAAATCTAATGATAATAATTAATAAAAGCAATATCAGCGCTGCCCAAATTGCGGTCTGCACGTCTGTCATTCCAGCCTTTACTACTTTTGGTGGTAACTGGAACGGAATCTTCGTGGTGATGCGAACGGTGTCTGACTTGCACTTGGTGTATACCTTGATCACGTTGTCCTTGCGGATAACCTGCGTGTACACGAAGCTATCCTCGATGGTAACCGTGTCGTACTCGGTTGTAACAAAGCTGTCGTAAAGAACTCGCTCCTTTGTGGTGATTACCGTGTCATGAACCAATACGGTATCGCCACCCTTCAGCAGCGATGGGTCTTTTTTAATTGCACGATTTAAGTGCCAGTTAGCACTGCAAGATGTGAAAAGAAGGATGGCGACAGCGTACTTTAACATTTCCAGCGTTTACGTGCCTGTCTCAGGCGTGAATTTGGATCAGCAGCTGCCTTTGGGAAGTCTGCCATCTGTCCTGCACTGCGAGCACAGAAAGACTTACGACGCTTTGCGTCAGCACTTCCAGCCTTTACTTTGCCAGTAACTGCAGTCTTTAGCTTTGATCCTGGGTTTGCCTTACGGTATGCGGCCACTCCCTTAGCAGTCATGCCAGCGCCCTTGCTTGTAGGCAAGTAGTTTGCACCCTTTCCGGTTGTAGTCTTTGGTATTGGCTTATCCTTCGGCATTGTTCTTACCGCTAAACTTGTCGATAGACGTGAAACCGAGCGTGAGGATGGTCACCCACTCTACAGCAGCTACCAGCTCAGCACTGGGTGCAATCTCTTGCGGGCTCAGTGAGTTGTGAGCCATTGTGCCGAATAATACGAAGGCACCGACAATGCCAACGAAGCGTTTGCTAGAAAGTTGACCATTATCACCCTTGAATATTTCGAGTATTTTTTTCATATTAGTTTTAGTATTTGTGCCTTTGCTAGAACAGTCAAGACATCGCTATCCTTTATAAATTTTTTTAACAAGTCTTTGTCGCTGTCGTCTAGATCTAAGCCTTCACCACTGTACAACTTTGTGGCCCAATGCCAAAACTTCAACGGGTCTCCACTAGATGAGCTAACTAGTGTTTGAGCTACCACCTTGCCAAGGTTCATGCCTTGCATTTCTATTCCATCAAGGCCTATTGCGTTTTTATTTAAGTCTATCATACTAGTTTGAATCCGAGTAAATTACAAGCCCAATTTACAACATAAGAGTCGTCGCTATTCCATCCGTCGTATGTCTGTTTGTTCATCAACAACTTTCCATCTAACACACAAATCCCACTGGTGTCATCGGTTAGCAGCTGCCAATAAAACTCTACCTGATCTGGGTTCATTGGAAAATTAAGAGCTACTATGTTAAGGTATTCACCTGCTTGTTTTGTAGGTACGATTACCTGCTCTATTTTTACCATGATACAAATTTACAAAACATTTACGATAATACCATCTTGAATAACCAGTGTCTGTTGACCGGGTGGATTTGTTGGCACTGTGAAAGCTCCGTTATATCCTGCTACGGAAGAAATAATTCCTCCGACAGACTTCACTGGGCCATTTATTGCTAACGCCGCTAAGTAGAATTGTCCCGATCCGTCAATATATGCTTTGCTGACACCAGACACTTGCCAGTCCTGTGTGTGTTGAGACGCATTTCTATTATTTACGATTAAAGCTGTGCCCGTGCTGGCTGGACTAGTCCTTATGGTGATGCCATGATACACATCAAACATTGTCCCAGATCCATATGTGGTGGATATTCTGTGGTTAGAGTCGCCCCCGTATTGAAAGTGTACTGTTTGTCCTGAAACTAATCCAGAAAACCCCATCACTCTACCGTTCTGAGAGATCACATAGGTGTCCCCATTGGTCGTCAATGTTCCTGGGACAAATACTCCAGTTGGTGTTGCTATAAGCGACTCGGATCCGTCTACGTATATAGAGAATTGTCCCCTAGATTGAATAGATTGTGTTTTTACCAGTGGCGCCGACGCGAATCCTTTGGTTACTAATGAAAGCTCTCCGTATACAGAGCCATTTGCAAAAACATTACCATAGTCCCCATATTTATTAGCTACGCAGCTCAACGATTCTATAAACGCCCCAGCGTTAACTACTCTTTCGTAATAGCTAATCGTTGTAAGGTCTGAATAGCCGTTCCATACAGAATTCTCTGTAATCTGCTCTCCGCCATTTACGTTTATGTCGGTTAAAAACTTTTTCATTAAGCAACCTTAATAACTAAAGCTCTTAGCGTGTTTATTGCTTGAGGCAGTGCAAAACCTAGTGTCACAACGTTGGTGCTTGTTCTGATTACGTCGCACTCTACGCTAGCCCCAGTAGCTGTTTCATAAACCTCAACCATCACATCTAAAGACCCTAGGTTGTGAGTGACGATCATACTTGTAGCCAAAGAGGCTGGCCCAGTTACGGCGTATCTCAACGCGGCCAATCCAGAGGGGGTAACGACAAGTGTGGAGCTAGACATAGCTAGCGCCTCTGCTGAGGTTGCTAACTCTACGACGCCAACAGCGCTAGTGGTAGCGTTTGTTCCACTTACTCCTATCGTTGGTGTTCCGCTTCCGGTCACACCTACACCATTAGACCCAGTAACCGTAATACCTCCAATGATGTCCGTAGACATTTCTGCCGCGGTCAAGTATTTAACAACTCCGCCATCGGATACTAGGTATTGGTTTCCAGAATATGCGGCTCCAGCTGCAGCGATCGATCCAATGTGAAACGGCTTGTCAACAGTAGACCAATACCCATTGCTCTCCTTCCATAAGAACGACACGTTTGGCGATGTTCCTCTTTCTATTTCAATACCGGCGTCTTGCGTCGGAGTTCCAACTTCGTCTTTGTTAAGAATGATTATTGCGTCTCCGATCTCTACAATGTTAGAGTTGATGTACGTAACATTTCCGTTTACAGTAAGGTTGGCTCCAATTGTAACTGTAGTTCCGTCGTCTGTGATTGTGCTATTTACAAGCTGAGACCCGTTCCATTTAGTCAAGGTGTTTGCAGACAAAGAACCCGCTCCAGCAAGTGCTACGTCGTCAGCGTTAACCGTGATACCTGTACCCGCTCCAACAGCAAACGTGCGAGACGCCGTGATGTCTCCTCCACCTGTCAAGCCCGCTCCTGCTGTTAGAGTAACAGAAGAGTGATCCGTGTTTCTGGTTGATGAAGTGTCTAGTTGAACGCTGTCTGCATTAACCGTAATTCCAGTTCCCGCCCCAATGTTCAATGTCGTAGACGCCCCTAGTGCGACAGATCCGCCGTCTGTAAGACCCGCTCCTGCTACCACCGTAACAGACGAGTTTGCGAGCATCGAGTTGGCGACTCCACCGGCTTTAATAACTAGCTGATTAGATCCGTTTATTCCGATAGAAGAGTCGTCATATAATACATTTACGGTTATGTCTCTAAGTCCAGAAGTTGAAATTCCCGTGCCTGCAACTATGGACCTTACGTCTCCACCAAGGTCAACCCACGTAGATCCGTCCCAGTAATAGATGGACTTGTCACCAACTGTGGTGTCATAGTATATCTGACCCTCTCCGGGCGTCGATGGCGGTGTAGCTAGGTTCTGTACCCTAGCATTTAGTAATTCGTTCTGGTTTAAGTCTAGAGAGACTAAAAATTTTCTTGCCATGTTAGTTTAAAAATGCCTTTCCTGAAAAGGCTGATGCAAATGTTAGTGTTACGTTATTTTGGTCCACGTAGTTTACGTCTCCGTCTACCTCGTTGTTTGCCGAGTCGACAATACTGATTGATGGGTACTTATTGAGCGTATGGTTTATGGCCCACACACTTGACGGAGAACCCTGTACAAACACAAATGTCTCTGGAGTCTGTGCTTGGTTGACCCACAGTCCCGTTCCAGAGTCATACGCTAGGACCTGGTTGTCCTGTGGGGATGTGATTTTTACGTCATGCAGCTCGTAAAGCTCATAACCGTTCTGGATGTTTACCTCGATCACCCCCTGTGTGGGATGCGATCTTACCACAACACCAACGTACACCAAGTGATTTGGTGCAAGCTGCTTTACTGTGGTGTATGTACCAGCAACTGTAGAACTCAAGTACAGCTGCGTGCCCTCCGGTATGGACTGCGTGTCAAGTCCTGACAGCTTTCCAATTACAACAACAAATCCGTTGCTATTGTTTGATATGCTGTCTCTAACAAATCCAAACGTCTGTGCAGAAGTTGCATCTCCAGTAGCAATGGCCTTTGTGACTCTAGGAAGGTTGCCATGTGCCCCGTTGATATAAACGATTGTCCCACGCGTAAGCGTGGCGCCGGTCTGATTGTAAACTTCGGTAATAAGCGTCGTAGAACTAGACGCAGGAACCGGTCCGATCAGTGATATTGTAACGTCACCCTCTCCAGACGACGGGCTGATGGTGATGTTTTCGCCCGCAATGATCTTAGACACGTACTTTGCGTTGACACGCTTCAGTATGTAGTCTATCGATTTCCTTACATCAATTAAGTATTCGGAGTATTTGGTTGGCGGCCTAAACATTTATACAAAGATAACCAACTATTGCGTTAGTTTACTTCTTTGTTGACTTTCCGTTGCTACCCTGTCTAGCCCTATTTTTTGACTTGTGCTCAAGGACCATCTTGCCGTCCTTTGTGTGGCTGAGGTCCATAGACTTACGCTTTCCGTAGATGCCTCGCTCACGAGCTTCAGCGTTAAGCTCTGCCCTGTATTTCCTACGCTCTGGTGACGACTGGTACGCCTTCTCCTTGGAGTAGTCTCTTCCGGTAGCCTTGTTGCTGCCAGCTCTAGTGTTTTTTCCTGTAATCTTTGCCATCTAAGTACTCTCCTATAATATATGAAATTCCTATTGTAAAGGTAACGAACAACGTCCCAAACAAGAAGCCCTCCATCATTTCTTTTTGGCTGACTGCTTGAATGCTTTTGCTGTCGGAGCTCCCTTTGTGCCCGGCTTACGCATCTTCTCACCGCTTCCGGCTTCGATCCGCTTCTTCTTTGCGTTGATGTTTGCGTACAGTCCGTTTTTCATCGTCCCTGTCCCTTATATTTCTTGACGTAGTTCTTCGATGTCTTCATTGAAGAGCTCTTCTTCTTAGACACAACGCCGGGGCGCTTGATCGATGCCTTTGGCTTCCACTTGGCAGCCTCTGATTTTACTTTTGCTGCCATATGTATAATCTGAAATATTCAAAATCTTCTTTTCCGCCCTCTTCAACGTAGTTCAAGTAAGCCTCGTATATCGGGCCTCCGAAACTAACTTCTTGATAAGAGGTGTCAACGCCACTGCCAATCATTTTAACAGCGTAAAATTCAACCTTGTGCTCCATTTCTTCCACTACGTGTTTGACTTCTTCAACCTTTGCCTCAGCAACAACAACAGCTTCTTTCAGTTCGGCTTTCTCTTCTTGCTTTTGTGCAACAAGTGCTGCACTTTTGGTTTGAGCAACTTTGGTTACCTGTGAGGCCAAACTCAAATTTCTTTGAATCTTTGCCATCATCATCTCAATCTCGTCTATTGGAGGAGTGGTAACTGCCCCTACGGGAAATGCAAGTTCTACAGCCAATAAGAAAAAACAAAAGGCAATGATGAAAGTCCTCATAGCTTTTTAACGGTATTTATAATCCTAAGCTCAGTTATTGCAGCAGAGAGCGCAGAATCGCTTCTCTTGAGGGCATACGCCATCTTGTCGATCTTCACTTCCATGGCGTCGATCTTTTTGTTGGCCTTCTCGATCTGCTCGGTGTATCCTGAGCGGAGGTCGACGTACAAGTACCCAACCACCAGGAGCATGCAGAACGCTACAGCTGCGACTGGATTTTTCTGAAATTCGGCAAAGCTAACTGGCAACTTCATTTTTTAACTATTCCTTTCACGTAGTAGATGCAGGCGAGGACCCCGGAGATGCAACCGATAATACCAACGACCATTGAGATGATGGGCTGCCAGGCAGTTGCGAATGAGGCAACGGCAGCCGCGCCTGTGATTGTTGTGAGTGTATTAGCCGCTGAATCCGTCTGCTGTATCATTTATCACAAAGATAGCAATTATCCAAGAACGGGATCGGGAACAATACAATATGGTGAATCGGGATATTTAGCGCAAAAGGTTTTGAGATACAAATTGTCATCCCCCGAAAAAGTATGCACCCCACACGGGTTTGGGAAAACCTCAAACGGGGCGAATGACGCGGGGGGTTCTGAATAGAACAGAATGTCAACCGCCCACTTGTCCGACTGCTTTGTGCAAACGGGTTTGTCATCCACTTGCCCCCA